TGCGGTACGTCTTTATCATAAGTTCTAATACCAAATAGATTGTTACCTTCTTTAGCAAAACGACTTGTGCCCCAACCTGATTCTAAAGCGGCTTGTGCAACAATCATCTCCGTGGGTACTCTTTCAGTTCTTGGTGTTTCAAAGTTTACCCAATCCACACATTTACGAACCGCCTGTACAAATTGTACATCATTGTTATAATCAAAAGCAGGTTCTTGTAAACCTAATTCATTTGCCCATTTAGTATAATAAGCTTCTATGTCTTTTTTAATTAAGTGTTTTGTGTAGGGATTAGGATAGAAAGTACCAATTGTAAATAGTATAAAATGAAAGACTATTATACTAATTATAATTTTTACTTTACTAAATTTTTTGAGCGTAATACTCATATCCTGACCATACCTCTCCATCAGCATCTTTAAATGATGGTATCTTTACTTGAAAAAATGTTAACTCATTTTTTAACTTTTCTACTTTAGAAAAAATGTGTTCTGCTTGTTTTTCAGTATAATTGTCGTAAATGTCTTTCGCCCAATTACCTGTATAATACATCTTTTGTGTTCCAGGTAAATTAGATGGTTTCGTTAGTTCAGTTAATTGTATAATTGCCTCACCTATCTCTGCTTTAAGATAGTGGTCTAGTTCTTTACTTTTCTTTCTCACTTTGTTCATAATGTATACCTTTGTTGTTTATAATTGTAGTCCTATTTCATTAAGTTTCGGTCCGAAACTATAAAATAGTTTGTTGTGATTACCTGTATCGCCTAGATTTGCCATTTGATATAGGTGTACCATTTCGTGTCCTAATGTGTCCACAAAATCTTTTTTTGATTTATATTGAGGTTGCATCTGAAGTCTATATACTCTCGTACCTTTTCTTTTCCACTCCAATATCTCAACTAAACCGTAACAATACTTTTTCTTATCTCTAATCTGTTTGATTATGATTTCATTGAATGGTGATAGTTTATTATCAAATACTGCTTCATTTATCATTTTAAAATATTTTTTAATATCTTTATAGGTAGTCGTATAATCGGACTTAACAGATAGTTCTCTCTTTAAAAGTTTTCTGACTTTTAATTTTTTATCTGACATTTTAACTCCTTTTATTTTTTAAAATATAATATAATTCCTAAAATAATTAAGGCGAATGCATAATCATACCATAAAATTTCCATTACTGGATATTCCATAATCTACTTACAGTCGTCTTTTATTTTTGTATTCTCTAATAACTTACACTTATACTCTTTGTCCGCTTTTAATCTAAGATCAGCGGCGATACCGTCTAGTATTGCAGGTAAATAGGCCTGTAATATAGTAATTGACTCTATAGCGAATTGATGAGCAAGTTTTTGCATCTCACTCTCCATCAATTTACTTACATCAACATTGGTACCGTTTACTTTTGATTGTATAACGTGACCAAGAACAGCCTTATTATATTGTTCACCCGCATTTGCAGTGTTGAAACCCCACATCAAAAACGCAAATAGCGTACCTAGTAGGGTTATTAATGTAATCAAATATCTCATAATATATCCTCTCTTTAGTTATATTTATATAATACACTAAAAAAAGTGGTTTGTCAACCAATAATTTGATTAAAAAAGGTAGTAAAATTAGGGACTTATTGAAGAACAAAGGGTGAACATTTATTTGTCACACCCTTTATTCTATGATTCGTTATGGTTTAACGAAATTATCGTTCCATCCAAAGGCTTCTTTAACCATATCAGCGGTTAGTCCTTTGTATGTTTTATTAAGTGATTTATTCTTTACATCTATTAAAACTTGCGCTTCATCTTTATGAAGACCCTCTAATATTTGTATAAACAAAGTTTCTTTTCTTAACTTGTTTAATTTAGGATCTGCACCTTTTACAAAGTGCCATAGACGTTTTGCTTCGTTCTCTAATGAAGTATGTTCTGTACCAATTGGAGCATCGTTTTCCATAAACGGTGGTACTCCTGGTGGTAAATCCCATTCAATATTAGGATCAAATGCACCTTTAAGTAGTTGTCTTATAGCAGCACTATCGTACTGTTTTAAAACTTCTATCTTTTTAGGTTTGTCTTTAGCGTTGTTTATTTTTGTAAAGATTTCACTCACTAATGGTCTACCACTACCTCTTGTACTAGCAATAGCTTCCATATTTTTCTTTGGTATTAAGTGAGGATTTGTATTTGCCATTTTATATCTCCATGCATGTTATCAAAAATCATTTATATTTTCAATCAATGATTTCAGTTTATTCTCTATAAAGTACGTTAACAGTAGCGATCTGTTTGGTACAGTATAGGTTATATACTTACTTAGTATATCATTATATATAAGACCAGGAATCTCTTCCAAGTCGATCAATTTCTTATTTCGTTCATAATACTTTTTAGTTTCTGAACCTAGAGGTATGTTTTCTATATTCGCCCATTCCTCTAATCTCTTTTTATTTATAGGTCTTTGTTTCTCGCCTGTTGTAAATACATCATCTGGACTTAGTATGTTTGGTACACCATCTGATCGATCACCCTTAATAATCTGTTCGTGTAAAAATCGTTTTGGGTCTTCATCTTCTACAAACTTCTTTTGTATTGGTGCATACTGTTTTACATTTGGATATTTTTGTAACTGTATGAAGTCTTTATCGCCAGAGATAATCATTATCTTATCTTTTGCGTGATATTCTTTTACAAGTACACCTATAATATCATCTGCCTCAACTTTATCTATATGTAATACAATATAAGGAAAGTTTTGTGCGATCTCATCTCTAATCTCACCTATGGTTTTAAATACTTGGTTCCAATCTCTACTTGATTCATCTCTACCTTTTTTTCTAGCGTGTTTATAAAAAGGAAAGTAATCTCTACGCCAAGGATTAGCACCATCGGCACATAATACTTGTGTTCCGTATTCTTTTTTAAACTTTAAATTGTATCCACGTAATGAATTTAACACCATATGACGTATCATATCTTTATCAGGTATCTCGGTTAGATTACCTCTTGTTTGAGCCATTAAGTTTGAAATCAATACTTGGTTTAAATCAACTAATATCATATTGGTAATATCGCTAAACTTTCATATTGTTTGGACCAATCTCTACAAATATCCATAACTCTTTTTCTATTGTTTATATTAATTCTTTTGTTATCAATTAATGTTTCAAATAACTTATCTACTCCAGCACCAAGGTGTAGATTAATATGTTTCTTAAACTTAAACTTTTTAAACTCATCAAATGCTGTAACAACGTGATGTTTTTGAAATGGCTCATTAAGTTCATACCAATCTTTACTATAAAAAAACTCTTTTACAGGAAGTGATAGATAAGGTACAATTACTTGTTTATTATGATTTCTAGCAATTCTTTCGTGCCACTGAAATCCAGCTTGATTTTTAATATCAAAGTAATTATCTCTAAACTCATCAAATTTTAATTTTGTTTTACCTTTTGTATAATGTAATATCGCCTTTTTACTAATTCCATAATAACCATCTGCTGCCCAACCAGATAGTACAGCTCTTTCTTTTATTTGTGGATAGATATAAAGAAATGGAAAACAACATTCAAAGTGTGTTTTCTTTTTACACATTATTTCTTTTGCTAGTCTTTTAAAATCTTCTTCTAAATTATCTGTTGGTACTTCTACAACTTGATAGTTCCAATTAAATAGTTTTGAAACTTCTACTGCCTTATCTGCGTCATAATTTGATTGACCTTTTAAGTGAAAGGTATATGCTGTGATATTTAATCCTAAACGTTTAGCAGCAAACGCAACTGATAAACTATCAACACCACCAGATAATAAAACAGCAACATCTTTATCAAGTGTTTGTTGTTTAATCTGATCAATTAGTAATTCATCAATGGTCATTTTTTAAACTTTGGTGATATTTTATAAAATTTTGTCATTCGTGTTCACCTCCGTAACCTCTACCATTATAACCATCTTTTCTGTTTAATGTTTTTCTAGTAAATATAATACCACCAATCACTAAAGCGTGAGCAATAATACTTGTTGTTACATTGATACCAATTGATATAAAACTAGATGTAATTAAAGCAAAGATAAATGCCCA